GAAAAAGATTGCGCATCAGCTGATAAGCGGCGAAGTAACGCCGCAGCAAGCCGCAGGGCAAATCGGTCTGGTGCTTGAAGGTTGTATCGTTGATAGCATCAAGAACGGCGGTTGGGCGCCAAATGCTGAATCGACGGTGAAGAATAAGGGATTCGACAAGCCCCTTATTGACTCCTCGCAAATGTGGCAGGGAGTCACAAGCCAAGTAACAACAGTAAAGCAAAGTTAACCTAATGGAGAAACGGACGTGATTAGCCAGTCCCGTTATGTAAACATCGTATCCGGCGTGGGTGCTGGCGCGGCGGTGGCCCAGCGTCAGTTGATCCTTCGCTTGATCACGCAGAACAACCTTCTGCCGCCTGGCCTCGTTGCGGAGTTCGTCAATGCCTCCTCGGTTGGCGCATACTTCGGCATGCAATCTGAGGAATATTACCGTGCCGTGGCATACTTCGCTTTCATCAGCAAGCAGATCACGTCGCCGCAGCGCATTTCGTTTGCGCGATGGGTGTCGGCAGCAATTGCTCCGATGATTGTGGGCGACACCATTGCCAAGGTTCTTTCCTCGCTCGTCGCGATGACGGCAGGAACGCTTACCATCAACAGTGGCGCCACGCCGTCCAACATCACCGGCATCAATCTTTCCACGGCCACGACGCTGACGCAAGTTGCTTCGTTGTTGCAGACGGCCCTTCAGGCCGCAGGGACTGTGATCACGGCTCCTGGCGTGCCCACGACCGGATCGACGGCAGGCGGAACGCTTGCTGGCGCGACGTACTACGTCAAGGTGACGTACACGAATTCAATTGGTGAAACGTTGCCGTCGAATGAGCAGACGCAAATTGTCGCGGCAAACAACCTGCTGACAGTGACATCGCCCGCTCCATCGACGGGCGCGACCGGCTACAACGTGTACGTATCGACGGCGACCGGCACCGAAACGAAGCAAAACACCACACCGATTTCCATCGGCACGAATTGGACGGAGCCCACCACTGGCCTCGTCAGCGGTTCGAATCCGCCGTCGTCAAACACGACTGGCAGCGCCCAGTTGACGACCTGCACGGTGACATACAACACGAACACCAACCAGTTCGTGCTCACCGGCTCCACGCCTGGCTCGGGCACGCTGTCTTGCACGCCGTCCGGCCTTGCCACGGACCTCGGCCCGCTCCTCGGCTGGACGACAGGTGGAACGGTACTGGTTGCCGGTCAAGCGGCAGATACGCCCGACGTTGCGGTGTCGAAATCGGCTGCGATCAGCAACAACTTCGGCTCGTTCGCATACTGCACGCCTTCCACGCCGCTCACCAATTCGCAAATCGCGTTGATCGGCGCTTGGACGGACCTGCAGAACAACCAGTACATGTACTCGCTGGCGACGCCGTTGGCCAACCTGCAGACGTTGTATGCCCTTCTCAAGGGCTACAGCGGTGTGGCAATCAATATTCTGTCCACCACGCAAGCAAACGATTTCGTTGAGCAATCGCCCTGCGAAATTCTGGCGGCCACGAATTACAACAACCCTGCCGCGTCGCAGAACTACATGTTCTATTCGTTCGCTTCGCGCAATGTGACCGTGAGCGATGATACGACGGCAAACACCGTCGATGCAAGCCGTGGCAACTACATCGGCGTGACGCAGCAGGCCGGTCAACAGCTCGCGTTCTATCAGCGTGGCGTGCTTTGCGGCGGGTCGCAAGCTGCTGTGGACATGAACACGTTTGCGAACGAAATGTGGATGAAGTCCTCGTTCAGCGCAAACTTCTTGTCGCTGTTCCTGAACGTGCCTGAAGTCCCTGCCGATCCGGTTGGTGCCGGGATGCTTCTTGGCGTGATGCAGCCGACGATCAATCTTGCCAAGAGCAATGGCGTGATTGCACCGGGCAAGACGCTGACGGCCGTGCAGCAGCAGTACATCACCAGCATCACAAACGATCCGAACGCTTGGCGCCAAGTCCAGACGCTGGGGTACTGGTTGAACATCACGTTCACATCGCAGTCAAATCCGAATAGCGGACTTACGGAGTGGGTGGCCAACTACCTCTTCGTGTATTCGAAGTCGGATGCAATCCGCGCTGTGAATGGCTCGGATGTGATGATCTAATCCGGTGTCGCGGCTGGTGTGAGGAAGTAGAACATCAGCCGCTCGCGTACAATCAGGACATTCATTGGAGTAGCAAATGGCACAGGATATTTCCGTCTTTGGCCTGACCGGAAACCTCACGGCAAGCAAGACGTTTCCGAATGGCATGTCGATTTCGGAGTTTGCGGACGATGCTGACCCGCTCGATTCACCCGACCTCGAAATTGCAGACATGTCGATGGGTCCGAATGGCGACACCATCACATGGTCGCGTCCGCAGCTGATCGAGATTGTGGTGAATGTCATCCCGCAGTCGCAAGATGACTTGAACCTCACAGCCCTGGCCGATGCAAATCGCGTGGCCAAAGGCAAGTCCTCGGCGCGCGACGAAATCACCATCGTCTGGACGTATCCGAACGGCATGAAGGTGACCGCCAGCGATGGCAAGATGGTCACCGGGCCTGTCGTGCAATCGGGCTCCAGCAATGGACGCGCCAAGACGAAGCGGTTTGCCTTCCGTTTCGGTCAAGTCACGCGGCAGAACCCGACGAACTAAGCATGCTGGCAATTCCGCTGGCCCAGGTGCCCAATCAGCAAATTTCGTTCAATGCGGACGGTGTGTTGTGGACGGTCAAGGTTTATCAGGCCATCAACCACATGTGCGCCGACATATCAAAGAACGAAGTGCCTGTGGTCAGCGGAGTCCGATGCTTCGGCGGCGTGGCCTTGATGCAATATCCGTACATGTACGCTCCGAATCTCGGAAATTTCATTTTCGACTCAGATGCTGACTGGACGGAGTTCGGAGCGACTTGTCAGCTGTATTACCTGGAGCAAAGCGAGATTTCGACGTTCCTCAATGCGCTGAGTAGCGGAGTTATTTGATGGCGACGCAGACGATTCAATGTAACGAAAACAATGATCTGTATCTGCCTGACGGGCGGAATCTTGTCATCATCACAGGATCGACGGCGTGCGCGCAGAATCTCAAGCAGAAATCGCTCATGCGTTTGGGAGAGAATCAATACAACGTCAATGATGGCATTGACTATTTTGGGACGATTTTCACGCCGCAGCCGGATTACGATGCTGCGCGACAATCGATCTCACAAAATCTTCTGGAGTGCCCTGATGTTCTCTCGATCAACGCTTTGACGATCACGCCGCAAGGCGATCAGTTCGGATATGAGGCTGACGTGCACACCATTTATGGATCAATCACTACTGGCACTGGAGGCGTAACGCCATGAGCAATGTTTCGAGTCACAAGCACGTCGCGCACGGCGTTGTTGAATTCAACATGAAGCCGTCACAGCACGCGGCAGCAGACCAAGCAACTGCTGATGTCCAGGCTGTGCCGTCGCTTGCCGCCAGCCCGATTTCGACCGGCCCTGCTCCTGGCCCGGTGGTGCAACACGCGACGGGTCCGGCTCTGGAATCCGAAGACTCTGCCGAGTAAGGTGATTTGTGATTGATGTCAGCGCATTTGGAACGGGAATAACGATCATTGCCACCACATCGTTTCCGATGGGGTTTTCGTTATCCAAATTCGCTGACGACGAAGACCCGCTGAGCGTGGAGCAGGTCGAAGTCAGCGGCTTTGAGAAGTTGTATGATGGCAGCATCTTCATCTATGATAAAACCTCGCCAATCCTGTTGAGCGTCGGCGTGGCACCAAACACGGACGACGACATCAATCTGAAGATTCTTCTGCAGATGAGAAAGTCATCGCCATCGCTGCTGCCGCTTCCTGACGTCACATCGATGGTCGTGACATATCCGGACGGCGGCAGAGTCATTCTGTCGAATGGCTCCATAATCAGCGGCGCAATTGCCGACTCCATAACGTCGCAAGGTCGCAAGAAGGGCAATTCCTATCACTTTGTCTTTGGCACGTTTGCTGGCGCTCAAAGTTTCACGGAGTTGGCCGCTGGCGTTGTGCAGACGGCCCTCAGCCTAGCGTGATCCTATGCCAAACAGCATTCTCGCCAGTCTGCTGTCCAAGGCATCCTTGTCCATCAAGAGTAATGCGACAGGCCTGGACATTGCGACGAATCTGAAAGTTTCCAGGGTACTTTTTAAGTACTGCTCGCGCGTGATGCGGCACAAACGCGAGGATGGAACCAGCATTGTCGATGCCAGAATCATTTTGCCATCGACAGTAGAAATCGATGTGACTTGCGAAACGCTTGATGACGTGGCGCTGGTTAATGCCGTCATGCTTGACCGCACGACGGTGTACACGATAAAGTCAAAGGGCTTGATAATCGAAAATATGATGTCCGAAGTTGACGCAATCAGGCAGTCTGCGGACATCATCAGCGCAACTCCGATTCGCATGTCATTCACATCGCTTCTTGTGCAGGGAAACGCAAAGGTTCCGGCTGTATCACAGTCATCCGATTCGTCGCTCATCGACAAGGGCCTACAAGACATAACTCAGGCCATCCAAGGCGTTCAAGGCCTGATCTCTAACGTCCAGACGACCGTGTCAGGCCTCGCGGCTCAAGTCAAAGCAAACCTGGGGTTGTAATGGCCAATTCAATCCTTTCCACACTGCTGCAAAAGCCGCAGTTCAAAGCCGTCAATGAGAAGAGCGGGTCATCACTTTGGTCCGATTTGGCTATCGTGGCGGTTGAGATCGACAACTCAAGCGACAACACCGACAAACCGATTTCGAATCAGACCATCGTTGACAATCAAACGGTGCAGCTGATTCAAGAGCAGGATATTCAAAGCATACGGATAATTCTACCAAGCCGATTGAAGGTTACGGCACTGTGCTCAAACATATCGACAGTTGAAAACGTCATATCGACGTTTCTCGACGACACCGTTACAATATCGGTTACAACGAAGTCTATTATCACATCCTACCTGGTATTAACGGATGTGGAAGTTGAGCAAAGCGCTGAGATGATTTCGGCGTCGAAGATCACCTTGATTTTCGAGCAAGCACAACCACCGGCGAACTCAGGATATGCGCCCGAACAGGCAGCAGACTCTTCTGTGTATGGGGTCTCAATTCAGAATCCGCCAACGGTTGTTCCGCTTGCCTCGTTGGTTAAGGCAGTATCGAGCGCGGCATTTGTGTCGGCGATTTCTGTAAGCGGCGCGCTGATTGATCAAGCAGGCGGACCCTTCATTTTGGATTCTTCCAGACTAGCATGAGTGGCGCATCCTATACTTCCGGTCAGGTGCTGACGGCGCAATCTCTGAATGCGTCGTTGAATGCAAAAGTTGACGCGAGCAACGCCCAAATCACTGGCGGCCAGATTACCGGTGTCACCACAGTTGACATATCTGGAACGACAGACTCAACTTCACCGTCCACCGGCGCGCTCGTCGTTGCAGGCGGCGCAGGCGTCGGCGAAAGCCTCCAGGTTGGCGGCAATGTCACTGTCGGAAACAACGCATACATCAACAGCCCAACACAATCTGTTTCGACAACCACTGGCGCGTTGGTCGTTGCCGGTGGTGCGGGGATTGCCGACAACGTGAACATCGGCGGTTCCGTAACGGTGGGCGGCTCTGTATCGGCCCAGCAAGCGAGTGTTCAAAGCACAACCGACTCGACCAGCGCGAACAACGGCGCGCTTGTCGTTGCAGGCGGCGCAGGCGTCGCAAAAACGCTCAACGTCGGTGGTTCGGCTAATGTCGCTGGCGCCCTAAACGTTACGGGCGCGACGACGGTATCCGGCCTGCTGGAGGCCGCAAACGTCACACTGCTGGCAGGCGGCGAAATCACATTTGCGGATGGCTCAACTCAGACGACAGCCGCGTCTATTGATGGCGAAACGCTAATCAATTCGACCGGCGGAACCGTAAACATTTCGCTTGCGTCTGCGAATGCGTCAAACGTTTTCAAGGTGACTGGTGCACTTTCGTCCAACTTGAGCGTTGTATTCCCTGTCAAATCAAAACCGTTCACCGTATATAATGGCACGACGGGCGCTTACTCTGTGACGTGCACCGTCACAGGGCAGACACCATCAGTCAGCGTTGCGCAGGGATATGGCGCGACGATGTTCACCGATTCGACCGGCTGTTATTCATCCAGCTCTTCATCGTTGACACTTCCCCTCGGCGTGTCAAATGGCGGAACCGGAGCAACCACGGCACCTGCTGCCGCGCATAACCTGGGCTTGGGCTCTACGGATTCCCCATCATTTGCAAGCGTCACTGCTGTCCAGGCCGCCGTCAATACGTTCATAAACATAAATGCAAGCGCAGGACAGTATCGAGAACTGGTGTTCGAGTCAACAGGGCTGCCAAGATGGGCTGTCGGCGCTGAGAATTCATCAGAGTCTGGGAGCAACGCTGGTTCCAACTTCATCGTGGCCAGATACAACGATGCCGGAAACCCAATCGACAACCCTATTTCCGTGAATCGGCAGACTGGGATCGCCACGTTCTTACAGACACCAGCCTTCCCGAACCAATCGATAGGGAACAACAGCACTAATGGCGCGAACACAGCATTCGTTCAGACTGCAGTGTCGCCGTTCTCCGGTGAAAACAGGTTCATCAATGGCGCCTGCAGAATTGCGCAACGAGGCGATCAAACGCACGCAGCAGGAACTGGGACATATTCTGCCGTTGACAGATTCTTAGTTAACACGACAGGATCATCTGTAACCAGCCATCAGTCGGCTGCCAGCATTGGCGCATCAAACTCAAACGTCGCTTTACAGATCACCGGCGCGACCGGAAATACTGGCGTGTCTGTTGTGCAAAGGATCGAATCAGGGAATATCTCTGACTTGGCACTGTCCAGCGTGACTGTCAGTTTTTATATCGACAGCTCTGTCGCTTTCACACCAGTGATGACTGCATATACGCCGAATGCCGCTGACAATTGGTCTGGTGCGACTACAGCAGTCAGCGGGATTCCGGCTCTTGGCGCGCTGACTGCAAACACGTGGACAAAATACACGGTCACATTCTCGTTGCCTGCCGCTGCCGCCAATGGCCTGGCCATAGTCTTTAATCTCTCGTCTCTTGGGTCTGGCCAGAATATATATATGACGCAGTTCAAGCTGGAGGCCGGATCGATCGCAACTCCGTTTGCCACCAGAAGTTTGGAAACCGAACTGAAGCTGTGCCAGAGGTATTTTGAAACCGGTCAACAGCCTTTCAGATATATCTCTGGGCTTGCAGGCGTCGTTTATGCATATGATTGCGTTTATTTCAAAGCAACCAAACGCGCTGCGCCCACGCTCACTGGATCGGGATTTCAGTACTATAGTTCTGGCAGCAATACGGCGTGCACCCCAACATTCTCATCGTGGATTGACATGTTGGGCTTTCAGTGCTCTGGCTTGACAAATTGGCAAGGATGGGCCGGAACCGGAACCTGGGCTGCGACATCGGAGTTGTAATGGAATATTCACTGTCTGAAAACGGAATCATCATAAGATCGTCTGATGGCGCCTTCATCCCTGCTGACTCAGGGAATGCGGACTATATGGCTTACATGGAATGGACAAAAGAAGGCAACCAAGCCAGTCCGTATCAACCGCCATCAATCACTTTGGAAGTTCTCAAAACACAAGCGCAAGCAGAGCTTGACAAAAGTGATTTAACAATGCACAGGGTCGCAGAAGGCGTTGCGCTTGGTAAAACGACCTGGCAAGCGGCTGATGTTGTCAGCTGGGTCAATTACAGAATCGCTCTGCGGAACCTGATCAGCTCGAATTCCTATTCTCCACTGACACTTCCGATCAAACCGCCCTACCCAGCAGGGACGTAACAAGGACACGAGAGGACGGCCATAATACGATACTGTGACCGTCCTCTGTTCCATCAACATGCCCACCTCAAACGTCGAAATCACCACGCCCAGCGGCGAGTCCAAATCAATCGTCATCAATCAATTCCCAGCTCTCGACGGTTGGGACATCCAGGCAAAATTCATCGAGTTCGCGGCAAGTTCCGACAAGGAATTTCGGCGTCAGTACACGCTTGATGTTTTGGCCTATGCATCCGTTCAAATGGCACCGGATCGGGTGCTGCCGCTGAACACGGATGCGTTGATCGACAACCATCTTGGATCGTGGCAGAACGTCCAGAAAGTATTTGAAGAAATTCTGATGCAAAACGGCATCAACCCGAAGACGCACGCAGACCAACCGATGTTTTGGGCAAAAGCAGGCGCTGAAATGGCCACTGCGTTTATCGCAGAAGTGTCGCAACTCATCGGCCCTGCATTCCAACTCACCAAGGGTGAATAATGGCTGACGATTTGGACAAGTTCGTCCTTCAATATCAAGTCGATCTGAAAGACTCCATTGGCAGA